AAGGAACCACCTGATTTAGCGTGGTTACTGGCATTGCTGGCGGCGTACAACGCTGTTACGAAATACCAGTATTCCCACGAATGGGAGCGCAAGCGTGACCGCACAGCGGAGGCTATTAACTCGACCACCGCAAAGGTCACAGAGTTTCGACGGGGCCTTTCCTACTGGGCGCAGATGACGGAATGGTATGCGGTGGAAGTCACAGACCAATCCACACTGAAAGCATTTCAAGACAGCGGTGTTCGCTATGTGAAATGGAACACCATGAATGACGGGCGTGAGTGCTCCACTTGTAAGGAACGAGACGGGAAAATTTATCCCATCCGTAGCATACCGCCAAAGCCCCACCCCGGTTGTCGTTGCTGGTATACACCGGCGAAGAAAAAGTAAATTTAAGCGGCCCGGCCGTTTGAATACGGCGCAGAGAAGTGCCTTACCAAACGCAAAACTGAGAGAACAGTAAACGCAAAAACGGGGCGGAGATGCCCGACATAAAAAGCGCAAAGGAGAATTTTTATGAACATCGATACCAGCACCATTGAGAATTTTGACTCCCTGTCCGCCGAGGAGAAGGTTGACGCGCTGCTGAAACTTGACCTCCCTGACAGTTCTGCGGAACTTGCCAAAATGAAATCTGCACTGGACAAGGCTACGTCTGAGGCTGCCGATTACAAGAAGCAACTCAAAGGGAAACTGACCGAGGACGAAGCCGCCGCCGCTGAGCGTGAAGCCAAGTGGGCGGAGATGGAAGCCAAGTTGAAAGAACTTGAGACCGAGAAGACTATCTCCACCTACAAGGCCAGCTATCTTTCCATGCCGGGATTTGACGAAAAACTGGCGGAGGAAACCGCGAAGGCACTGGCCGCTGGTGATATGGAGAAGGTCTTTGCCAACCAGCAGAAAGCCAATGCCGCCTATGAGAAGAAGCTGCGGGCCGATTTGGTTAAGCAGGACCCCAAGCCTGATGGCGCTGGTGGAGATGACCAGAAGAAAGACACCGCTGTTGAGTTTGCCAAGAAGTTGGGCAAGCAGAGAGCGGATGCCCTCAAGAGCGCGAACGAGGGCCTAAAAAACTATTTTTAAGAAGGAGAGATAACGGATGATTTTTTCCAAGACTTCTGTCAGCGGAACTGTTGAGATTCTGGCCGCTGACGAGTTCACCGCGATTCCTATTACGGTGGACGAGACTTCCGCTGTAAAAGCAGGCACACCCATGACTTCCGCCGGGAAAAAGATTGCCGCGACCAGCTTTGCTACTGCTGCGGGGATGCTACTGTACGATGTTGACCCTACCGTGAATCCCAATGGCGCTCTGCTGGTACAGGGCGTTGTGGACAAGAAGAAGGCGCAGGCGCACTCCGGTGTGACGCTGGACACTACCTTTGCCGTCCCCGGCATCATCCTGCGGGACAACATCGGCGTGAACGAGTAAGGAGGGATACATAGATGGACCTGAGAGAAATTTTTACTCCCGCTGCGATTGCGGCCAACTGGATTGAGGTTGCCTCCAATCAGATTCCTTATCTGGGCGCGACCTTGTTCCCTGCCCGCAAGAAGGCCGGCCTTGACCTGTCCTGGCTGAAAGGCTCCCGTGGGCTACCTGTCTCTCTGATGCCCTCCGCATTCGACGCGAAGGCCACCTTCCGTGATCGGATTGGATTTGAGAAGCTGGAGACCGAGATGCCTTTCTTCCGTGAGGGATACAAGATCAAAGAGAAGGACCGGCAGGAGATGCTGCGGGTGCAGGAGTCTACCGACCCCTACGCTGCCGAAGTGATTGCTCGTGTATTTGACGATACCCGAGATCTGGTTGACGGTGCAAATGTCGTGCCCGAGCGGATGATTATGCAGCTCCTGTTCCCCGAGGGTGGAGACGTTGGTATTGCCATTAAAGCAAACGGTGTGAATTACACGTACAAGTATGATACAGACGGTTCTTGGAAGACCTCCAACTACACCGCACTGACTGATACTGCAACTTGGGACAAGCCCTCTACGGCTGACCCCTTTGCGGCGTTCAAGACAGTCAAAGACGCTATCCGATCTAAGACTGGAACTGAACTGACGGTCGCCATTATGAACTCTTACACGTTCAATCTGCTTTCCAAGACGGATGCAGTAAAGAATCGTTATTTGACCACTAATGGCCTGTCTCTTGGCTATCTGACAGACGCCGAAGTAAAGGCGGTTGTGGAGTCTACTTCTGGTCTGCGGATTGCCATTTACGACAAGCAGTACCGGGACGAGAGCAAGGTAGCCCATGCATTTGTGCCCAATGGGTATGTCTGCCTGATTCCTGACGGCGCACTCGGTGGCACTTGGTATGGAACAACTCCGGAAGAGGCGGATCTGCGTGGAGCGTCCAGCGCAGAGGTTTCCATTGTGAATACAGGTGTTGCGATTACCCGTATTCTCCAGGAGCATCCTGTAAACATCAACACCTTCGCGTCTGAAATCGTCCTGCCCTCCTTCGAGCGTATGGACGAGGTGGCTGTGCTCAACGTCCTGGGGGGATGATCGGGTCTGACACTCTAAGCCTTTTCCCCGGCAGTCAGACCCTATTGTGGAAGCAGGTGTCCGAGCTGGTAGGAGATGACCTGGCGGTCAAGGCTGATGGATCTGTAGTCGGTACATTCCATCATGTGACGGATACACCGAGTTCAGTTCTGAGCCGGACGAGCAAGAAGGTTATTACTTTCCGTTTCACCTGACTAAGACCGGAAGCAAAATGACCTTCAAGAAAAATGGTTCACCTACTAAGCAGGACATTGCATTTGACCCGGATATTATTTTCCGGGTTACGAAGACCGATGCTTTCGAAGTGTTGGTAGATAACCAAAGCGTTGTGACGTTCAATTTCTCTGGAGCTACATTCGAGAGTTAAGAAAAGCGGGAGGCAGCATGAAGTTTATTCCAAATTACCGCGTGTGTTATGGTGGCCGGTTTTATGAAGTTGGTGCCCAGGTCTCTATCAAGGCCGAAGACGCGGATATGATGAAGCGGCACGGGACGGTGTTGGATGAACCGACGCCGCCTCCCGCCGCACCTAAAAAGCCGGGTAGACCTAGGAGGGCGGACAATGGACAATCTGGCGAGGTTGAAACTCCGCACGAATGAGCCGGACGAGGCCATCCTGGAGGACTGCCTGGAGAGCGCAAAAGCGGCGATCATGGCGAGACGGTATCCGTTCCAGGAATGGCCGGAGGAACTGGAGAGCCGGTATCTTGATTTGCAGTTCAGGTGTGCGCTTGACCTCTACAACAGAATCGGAGCAGAGGGACAGCTTAGTCATGGGGAAAACTCCATCAGTCGGGCTTGGGAGTCCTCTTGGATTTCTGAACCGCTCTTGCAGGAAGTGACGCCAGTTGCAAAGGTGGTGGGATGATGGTTCATCCGAATGGACACAAAACCGTTATTGAATATTCCGGTGTGAATATTTGTGATATTTCTATTGATGGATTCCATTTAAAAAGCGTATCAAAGTTAGATGTACATGATGGTGCGCCGGACGAATTTGCAGAAGTGACACTCACTTTTTCCCCTGGAGAAATCATCATCAAGCGAAAGGATGATGAGCTATGAGATCGTTGCTCCGGAATCAACAGCCTGTTTTCTTCAAACTATACAAGGGTCAAGAGGAAATCGTAGATGAATATGGAAACCCGACCGGCTCATATGTCCCTATTTACAGCGAATTGAAATCCGCTATGCTGTGTGTTTCCCCGAACAAGGGCAATTCCGAGGTGGAGCAGTTCGGCTCACTGGAGGATTACGATCGAACGGCAACTACCGCAGATACGGCCTGCCAAATTGATGAGGATTCCGTTTTGTGGGTAGATGGGGCTGATACTGACGGCCCGTATAACTACATTGTGAAGCGGAAAGCTCCATGGAAGAATAGTATTCAATACGCTATCAAAAAGGTTTCTGTATCTGAGTACGAAGCGGAACAAAAATTGTTTGATAGAAAAGCAGAGATTGAGGCGGCGATGCTAAGTGCCAAAAATAAAACTGAAGCTGAGCACGGACTCGATCAACCAAGCATTGAAGGAAGTCAAGGCGTATCAGAAGAAGGTTGAGGGGGCTGGCGAGGAAATCGCAAAGCAGCTTAGCGAGATTGGCTACTCTGTCGCCTACAGCGTCATGCAGGGACATGTGTTTTCTGGTGAGACGATTGAAAGTTTGACACTGGATAAAAAAGGCGAAGGGCGGTATGTCCTATACGCAGAATCGCAAGCAATATTGTTCTTTGAGTTTGGCGCTGGCGTACGCTATGGTGGTGGGCATCCATGGGATGATGATTTTGGGTTTGGCCCAGGAACATATCCGGGGAATGGGCATTGGGATGATCCTAATGGCTGGTGGTTCCCGACAGATGATCCAAGGCTTGTTATAAGAAGAGACAAAAATGGTCAGGGGTGGGGGCACTCCTACGGCAATAAGCCGCATATGCCATTCTATAATGCGGACAGGGCCATGAGAGACAGTCTCTTGACAGTTGCCAAAGCGGTTTTGAGATAAGGTTGGGATTTTGTGCAGTGGAGAAAGAACCCGTTTGGATTAAGCGAAACAGATTACAAGAAAATTTATAACTCTTGGTGGAACATGAAGAACAGGTGTTCAAACCCAAAGTCGCAACGGTTCTATTCTTACGGAGAACGAGGAATAACCTTGTGCGAAGAATGGATGGACTCCCAGGTGTTTATCGGATGGGCAGTAAAAAACGGGTGGAGACCCGGATTGACTATTGAACGAATCGATGTAAATAAGGGATATTCTCCTGAAAACTGCACTATTATTCCGTATGCGTTACAAGCGCAAAACAAAACGACAAACATCAGAATCAAAATAAATGGGGAAGAAAAATGTTTGTCTGAGTGGTGCAGAATATTTAATTTCCCGTTCAAAAGAGCATGGAAAAGATACCACATGTTTGGGTATCGAGATGTCGAAACCATTTTCTATGAAGGGGATTTGAGGAGGCGGTCGGTATCATAGACATTGAATCGTTCCTTTTCAGTCAAATTGCAGGAGCGCTTCGAGCGTCCTATGAAGGAATTTTTGTGTCTGGCGAATATGTAGACAGCCCCGCAAAATTTCCGGCCGTCACCATCGTTGAAAGCGACAACAGTGTACTTCAAAAAATGAGAACGGTAGCGCCAAATCTAGAAAATGCTGTATCTCTGATGTATGAAGTAAACGTTTATACCAACAGTGTCGGTTACAAGAAATCCG